TATTTCGCAGGAAGTCATCTGGTATCAGGGTTGATATATCGGTGACGATTGGGGTTGCTAGTTCGTAGTATAGCATTACACCTGACATAGCCTGTTTAAATGCGGCGGCATCGGTGTAGGATTTATTAATAAATGCAATGTTTAATGGATTATAGTAGAAAAACTTATCTTTTTTTACTATGATTGTGTCGATACTAGATGTAACAAAATCATATTGACTGCACAACCCACTATTGCCTCGATTGTTCATGTTTAAATCATCGGAAATAAAAATGGATATACTGTTGTCAATCGTCGATAAGGTAGACGTCCAATTCAGCGTTCCCAAATCAACGCTGTTCACGCACTGAACGTATCGTTTATTTTCATAATCAACGTAGTTCTTAGCCGTTCCTGCTGACCAGCCGTAGCCAGGCAGATTGCGGATTGCTTCGGGGATAGGGTAGGCGTTATCACCCACAGCAACCTCTGTCACCCCAGCGCTGACTATTTCGCCAGCATTATACTGGTAATAGGCATCGGGGAACATCTTCTCAAATTCTTCCACTGTGCTAGGTTCGTTTCCTGAACCGAACATAAGAGTTAAATCGAAAATCTGAATTTTAATTTTAACGTCATTGAAAACTGTACCGACTGAAAAAACACTAATTCCAGTAGCCTTCCCTAGTGAAATTTCCGATTGTGTCTGATTATAAATCACAGCAGATGAACCACTGGTGATTTTCGGAGTCGATTTACCCCGATTTAGAAAACCAAAACCCATTTCTATGTTGTCAGGATTGTTCAGAATCAGCAGTTTGAATGCATATTTTCCTATCTTGTTCTGCTCGGGCGTGACATCTCTGAAATTGATGTATGATGCTGTTGTAGTTCCATTAATGGTAATTGTTCCGTCAGAATCAGCGGTCACAGTAGCACCATTGTTTGCTTCTTTTCTTGGCTGAAAAATTTGATTAAATACGATAGACCTACCACCAATATTTTTCACTGACATCAGCTTTGCCCCTGTCGGGACTGTCTTAGCATATGCCGTATCTGTGTCCGTTTCAAACCTATGTGTCACACCCTGACCTATGGAATACAGTGCGTCCACACGCCTTTTCAGTTCCTTGTCGGTCAGCTTTACCGCAGAAATTTCAGCCGTATTCTCAGCGATTTTTCCGACGGCTGTAGTGTAGTCCTCAGGCAAACTGTCAGCCACCGCCTGTGCTGTCTGTGCAGCGGTTTCAGCAGCTTTGCGGTCTGCGGCGACCTTAGCGGCATGGTCTGCCACTGTGGTCTTGTCTGCCGTGACCTGTTCCGCCATATCAGCCACCGCTTGTCTGTCTGTTGCAGTGCTGTCAGCATTGGTCTTAGCAGTTTTAGCGTAGCCTGCCGTTATTGTCTTATCAGCCTCTGTCTGCTGTGCCGATGCAGATGCCTGCGCTGCGGATACCTTGGCACTATTCTGTGATTTAACCGCCTGCTGACGTGCGGTTTCTGCACCCTGCCTTGCGGTGTCAGCCTGTGCTGCGGACGTTTCAGCCGCCTGCATAGCCGTGCTAGCTGCATTCTCAGCCCTTGCCACGTCAGCTTCGACCTGTTCACCGATTGCCGATATCCTATCCAGTGCGTCAGCTGCCACACTTGGTGACGGGATAGCATTATCGTCTATAGCCGCCCCTATTCGCAGTCGGAAAATTCGTGATTTCTTCACCAGCACATATTCATCACCTGACAGCTTCTTCGCCGCTATCTGACAGCTGACTGTCTGCGCTGACCGCAGTATATCAGCCGTAGGTGTCCATGTGCCACCTGTGATATCCACCTCATACGTCACGCCATCGCCATAGTCGATAGTCAACACATAGCGGTCTGCGCCGTCTACTGTCAGCCCTTCAACCGACACGGGTCTAGCATTTGTTTCACCGACATAGCCCAGTAGGGCTGTGTTCACGACTACATTGTAGTCTTCGTTGATTTTTATGTGCATTGATATTCCTCCTTTCTATGGCTTTGTTACGATCCAGTCAATAATATATTCACCCTGTGGAACGGTAGCACTTGCACTTTCTGCGTTCGTCAGCGCTACTATCAAATTGTTGCTTGTGAAAAATGTTTCTACACACAGCCTTCTCACTGTTGGTGCCGACACCTCCCGCAGACTACAGATGATCTGCGTATTCTGAGTCGGTGTGAACGGCAGATTCAAAGTCGTTGTGGCCAGTGTCGTCTCTGACGGTACGATAAGGGTCTGAGATCCTGCTGGCATATTCATTTCATTGATTGCGTTCTGTGTGGCGTTCAATGCGTCGACAATAGCCTGTCGGACGTCTCGACCTGTATATGCTGTTGCCACCTGTGTGACCTCTAAACTTATATCAATTGCTTTTGCCATAATCATTTCTCCTATTTTCTTGCTGACATTCCACTAATTGTGGCGATCTTGTCGCCAAATGTCAGCACATTCTGTGATCTGTCATTGATGTCGATACTGGTGCCAATGCATCTCAATATTTCGTCGATGCCAAGGTAGCTATTGACTACGCGATACCTGCAGCCAACTGCAAAGCCGTCTAGCTTCTTATCAATGTCAATAGCCGATACCTCATACTGAACTTTTGCTGCTTTTAGTGCTCCGGCACATACTCTGCCGGCTCCAGACAATGCGCCTGGAGTGGTGATATTGTCGAATACCATAGTTCCAGCGTGTACTCCGTACCGCTTTATCAGCTGGTCATTGTCAATATACTTCGTTGCTCCCGAAAGCGTCACACGTTCGCCCGTATCATCGTTGATGACAGCACCTAACGGATACAGTCTTGTGATGATCTCACTTGGGTCTATCGCCTGCGTGATAGATCGCATATTCCTTCCTAGTTGTATCGTTTTATTGCTGAACTCTGAAAATTCGTTTGCTATGAAGTCGAAAAATCTAATGCCTCCTTTGCCGATGCGTACCCTCATTTCACCTCTGATATCTTCACCGGAAATCAGGTTTTTCGTCAATTCTGAGAACGTGTCTTCATATCCTGGATTAAATGTGTGCTGCACTTGCGAACAGTTAATATTGCCAATATGTATCTGCTTGTAGCTTTCAACAGAATTATTGTGTGCTGAAAGTAGTGTGGCTATATACGTTCTTATTGTGCACTTTAGCTGTTTGATAATTGGTACACTATCTTTCAGAAAACACAAACCGCCCTCGCAGACAACTTGTTTGCCAATCTCGCCACTATCAGTCATGTATGGTGATATCGTCAGTACTCTGCCATCGAATATCAGACTTTCCTTGTCGTAAACCTTTATCAACGATGTCAGTTCTTTTAAATCGGAGTAGTAGCTGTTGTCGGGATATATGTTGAACGTAAATGTGTCAATAGCGTTTATTTCTTTGGCAATGGTTCCTGTCAGCTTGTTGGTTCTGACAGAACCAGTTTCGTGAAGCGTCTTTGCACCATCGAGTGTAACTAACATAGTATTTCCTCCACCAGTTCGATTTCAAGTGAACCAGATCCGTATAGAGCTAAGACATTTGTGCCGGGTTTGACGACGAAATTTTGCATTCTAAACGTTGATTCAGTTTCTTTGTATAGGTTTTCTGTGAGGGTATGACCGTTCAGATCAAGCATTGTCAATCCTCGTTTGTCCTTATCGTTAGCATTTTTGTGATACCTTAAGCTCGGAACTATGTCATCTTTGGCATAAGAATAGAAGTATAGTACCCCCGGCTGGGAATGATAGCCGTCTGTGTGTGCTATGCAGGAGAGAGGCATCTGATTGAGGCAATCATCATCGAATGAAAAAGTGTCCCATGCTGTGTCTGCAAAGTCGTCAGAGACCTTATATGGTGCTACATCGAAAGTGACATCGAGAGTAGCTGTTATGTCATCTTCACCAAGGCTGGTCTCAACAGTTCTACACTTGCCGACAAAATGATAGTTCTCGGAATAGTTGTCATAAATATTCTGCTGTGGAGCTTCACATAACCAGCTCTTGATCTTCTCAATCCTGCGGAGCAGTGTGACAGGTTCTGTATCAGATACGAACATCTTGTATGATACTTCGGTGTCGTCAAAATAAAAATTGCCGTCATAGTCAGACAGGTCAATACTGCCGTTGCGATAAGGTACAGTCACTTTGATCTCACGCTTCTTCGGCTCTGCAACTGTTGCACTGATTATTCTGATTTTAAAATCCTCATACGACTTTTTGCCATTAAATCTGATTTGTCGTGTCATACTGCACTACCTCTTTTCTTTCTCGCAGCTCTTTCGCCAAGCATTACATCTATAAATGGAACTGTTTCCTCTGCAATCACTTTCCCATTCGGGAATACTATCACGTTATGAATAGTCTCGGGCATTTGTCTGACTGTTGGGACGACCTGCGTGTTTTCTGTGGCGCTTGTTGCTGCTTTCTGCGTGATACTGTGGGTATATGATCCATTATATACTGACCTTGCGACCCTATTAGTATCGCTGTATGTATTGCGCATATTCTCTGACAGTATCTTGTCACCAGTATTGGTATAGGCTTTGATGATATCGTCCTCTGATGACGTCCAGCCTTTGATCTCACCCTGCGCATTCATTTTCGATATATTCTCAAATGCCTTTGAAGGGGAGTGTATATCATATACCCCCTTGACCGCCGCAAGCACTGCGTTTGCTCCACTTGTTGCGGTATCAATGACAGACTGCTGTGCAGACAGTATGCCTTGCTGCATACCTAACATCATTGCCGCACCTGTTTGTTTCCATACGTCTGATATCTGGCTTATTTGGTCACGCTTTTGAAGCGTCTCTATGGTCTTATCATACTGTTGCCTGAGCTCGTCGAACTCTGATGTTGCTATCTTCTTGCAGTCGCTCATGCACTCTTCCCACATATCACTGTACTTTTTCAACTCAGGCTGTGACATGGAAAGTAACGCCTTTATCTTGCTTGCAGATTGCGGACCTGCTTTCTGCAAGGTCTTAATAAGACCTTTATTCACGCCTCTGTCTGCAAGCGTCTTGATATCATCAGACCAGCTTGCCATGCCGTCAAGATTAGATTCCAAGTTCTGCATAAGCTGTTCTGCGGATATCTCAGCACCGCCGTTGAATTCGTCGAAGAGGTTAAGATTGTTTTGCAATTCTTCCGTTCGTTTCTGGACGGCTTCGTCATAGCTCTTATTCATCTCAACTATTGCGTCAACAGTTTCTTGCGATACCTTGTGTAAGCCGTCTTTATACATGACAGTGCGGTTATAGATTGTATCGACCTTTTTTGCATTGTCCTCTACGGCCTTTGAATTGTCTTCGAGAGCAGAAGAATGCTCAGAAACGTACTTGGAGGCGTCAGCATAGTCTGCGTTCAGTTGCTCAATCTCTCCGCCTGCGGACTTATACGACTTCTGAAGCTCTTTTACAGACTTGTCAAGCTTGTCATACTGCTCCTGTAGATCCCAGTACTGACTTTCATCAGCGACGTTCGCCCAATCTGCGTTTAGCTTATTCATCTTCTCTTGAATCGGGATTATTTCTTTTTTCTTTTTGGCAATTTCTTCTTCAAGCTCTTTATGATTTTTCTCAGCCTTATAGAGGTCTTCTGATATAGCGACCATATCTTTCTGAGCTGCTTCGACAAGAAGCTGTTCTTTCTTTGCTTCTATGCACTCATAGACAGCGTCCTTATTGTTGAGAAGCTTGCCTGTTTGATCATCAATCTGAAGATTAAGGTCAGGCATGGCACTGTTCAGCTGGTCCACAAGAGTTTTCATTTCTGACTTCTCGTCATTAGATAAGCTCTCGGCGTCAGAAAGCTCAAAAATTCTATCTGCAAGACTTTTATAGCTGTTATACTCGGCTTCTATATCTGTCTTGGCTTCTTCTCTCTGATCTGCGGCTTTCTTCATGGAGTCTGTCAGTTCGTTCGTGCTGTCGACCAACGCCTGCTCTTCGTCACTGAGGACTTTTGTTGAGTCAGCGGCGTCGTCTGCTGACGTAGCATAAGCGACTATACCACCAACTGCAATGCCTGCTAGGGTTGCAATTGCACCCCATGGCGTAGCCGAATTGACTGCATTGAACATTTCAGTTGCGGTCTTGGCTGACTTCACGGCTGAGGATAATTCTTTGAAACCTGTGACGGCGGCAGATACTGTTGTAACGGCTTTTTGTGTCAGCATAGCTGTTGCAATGCCCGTCAGTCCACCAATAACAAGGTTAGAGTGTTCACAGAAGAACTTTATGCCGTCAATGAGGATTGGCAAAGAGCCTTTGGCAAACTTGGCGCCTGTTTCGACTAAATCTCCAAGGGCATTGCCCATATCGTCGAATTCGTCACTGAGGTCTCCATCTTTGATATCCTTGGTAAGTTCACTGAAAAGCTCTGAGCCTTTTTCGGCGGCGTCTTCGAGTGGGGCGCTGAATTTATCGAAAATAGTTATGCCAAGGGATTCAAGGGAAGAGTCCATTATAGCCAGTTTGCCCTTAAGATTGTTATTCATGGTGTCAGCCATTGTCTGACACGCTCCGTCGGCGTTATCTACCTGAGCTTTCAGGTCATCGAAAGACCCGCTCATGCCTTGAAGCATGGCATTAACGGACGATAAGTCTGTCTTATTGAAAATATCGCTAAGCGCCTTGGTCTTCTGGTCATCTGAGAGCTTGGAAAGCTTGGCGTTAAGGTCTCCGAAAATATCGTTGATATCTCTGATATTTCCCTCACTGTCAGCCACGCTCACGCCCAGTTCTTTCAACTTAGCGGAAGCAACGTCTGTCGGTGATGTTAACGACAAAAGCATATTTCTGAGATGTGTGCCGCCCTCTGCACCCTTGATACCGTTGTTCGCCAGTATTCCAAGAGAGGTGCACATTGTATCAACGTCCTGCCCTGTGGACTTGACCGTACCGGCACACTGGAGAATGCCCTCACCAAGCATAGCAACTGTGGTGTTAGATTTTTGGGCTGTTTTTGCCATCATGTCCATATAGCCGTCAAGGTCACTCGTCTGCAACTGTAGTGCTGACATAGTATCCGTTACCATGTCAGTGCAGGACGCAAGGTCCATGCCTGAGGCAGTGGCAAGATTAAGAACTTTCGGCAGTGTTTCAACCGCCTTATTTACGTCATATCCTGCAAGAGCCAAGTAATTAAGAGCGTCAGCGGACTCCGAAGCGGTATACTTTGTAGTCTCACCACACTCACGAGCGGCGTTCTCTAGCTTCTGATAGTCTTCAGCACCTGAACTGACCTGCTCTGCGGTCATGCCCATTGTAGCCGCAACGTTGGACATTGAGCTGGAGAAGTCAATGCCGACTTGTGCACAACTTTCCGCCGCTTCCTTGGCGGCATTAGCTATAGCTTTCAGTCCCTCAACGGCAAGATTGGCGGAGAAAACGTCCTTGAAGACACTGCCTGTTTTATCGACTTTTTCCCCCAAGTCCTTGGTCTTGTCGCCTAAGTCCTTAGTTTTATCACCAAGATCTTTCGCTTTATCAGATGTCTCCTTAGCCTTGGTGCCAAGTTCTTTTACTTTGTCAGAAGTTTCTTTGGCTTCATTGCCCATTTTCTTCGTGCTATCATCTGCAGTCTTGGTCTGATCTCGTAGGGTATTCAGTTTCTTTCTTGTCTTTTCAAGCTCTTCTTGATATTTAAGATACGATTCAACGGGCAATTCGCCTTTCTTATATTGCTCGTTGATATCTTTCTCGTTTCTGATAAGAACATCAAGCTTTGTCTTCGTGGCTTCAATGGCCTCGCTTAATAGTTTCTGCTTCTGTGCGGTGTATTCAACATTCGTTGGGTCAAGCTTTAGGAGCTTGTTGACATTGTTCAGATTTCTTGTAGTCGAATTGATATCGGCATTAAGCCCTTTCATGGCGGCAGTATACTCAGACGTATCACCACCGATTTTGACGTACATGCCTTTGATTTTCTCATCTGATGATGACTTAGCCATTACTCACCCTCCCATGCCTTTATTTTCGCAATATACTTTTCATATCGTTCTTTGCTGATTTTTCCCTGCTTATATCGTTCTTCAACAACAGGTAGGTTCGCTTTCAGCTCTTCGTACTTCACTTCGGGGTCAACGACCTTTTTACCGGCGGCGATTAATCGCTGTCGGTCATAGGCGCAGGCATAGTTCACTACCATACCATACGTCATGCGGTCTAAATCAGCGACAGTAAGACCCCTGTTTATAACAAGAGAGATGACCTCCTCCGATTTGAGAGGCCGATCATCTCCGCTTTTACTGCCGCTTATGGATTTTTTCTGTCAACTTTCATGTTTGCCTGCAGTATAGGCATAACCTGATTATAGATATCATCAACAGGAAATGCACCATAGGCGAAGCTGTCAAGCCACGTCTGAATAGGCGGTATACTATCATCATAAGTCTTGGCAAGCACCCATAGGGTGCGGTATTCGACCTGTTGAACAAAGGCGCCCTTACCGAACTGATGTACCTTGACAACGTCCTCAAGGTACTCCGTGCCGAATGCTTCCTTGTATCGATAGAAAAGCCCTGCTGTAGCCTTGAAGCCTATCTGCCTGCTGTCTATGGTCAGGACTATTGTATTGCTCATTGTCATTCACCCGGGGTGTAGGTGTACTCAGGAAACTTTGTGAGTACTGTGTTACCCTTTATACGGAAACGTGCAATGTGTCCTTTCTTGTTGTTGACAGTAGCCTCAGCCGGTGACGGCTTGCAGGCAATCTTATGCTCTGTATACTCATAGTCCATACCGCTGTCTTCCTCTGTCTTAACTGAGAATTTCGTGCGATCTGTAGTATAGCAGTAAGGGAAAACCTCGGTGTATCCCTCGGCTTCTGATGTTGACTCATACTGTACGATCAAGCCGAACTTTGGCGCTTCTCCTGTTCTTGCTACTTCGACCAGTGTGCCGTTTTTCTCTTCGATGACATTTCCGTACCAGTCTTTCTCAAGATCATCACACAGGTCAAGTGTGGTGATAGTTCCCTCGTAACCCTGATTAGTCTGACCTGCGAATGCTACTACGCCGTCAGCCCATACCTCATTGCTTGATGACTTCGGGTCAAGGCTTACCTGACGGGTGCCCGAAAGCTTTGTCTTATGATACTTAAGTTCTCCATATGTGATAGTTGTCGCACCACTGACATCTGTAGACTCTGTAATCAGTGCATGGGCAACGGCTTTCACTGTTCCTTTCATTAATATTCCTCCTTGCGATCGAATTCGTATACCCACATATCCATTTGCTGATCCTGCCCCAGATAGCCTGCGGCGACTGAGAAACATATGCCCTTATCCATAAGGGCGTTCTCAAATAGGATATGTGTTTCTTCATCTTCCGGCTCGCAGTATATTTCAACTGCAATCCGTGGGATAACTGCGACAGTTCTTCCGTCTGCAGATATCGTCTGAGGTGTCTTGTTTATCCATGTTGCGAACGGCAATTCCGTTTCCACTGGAAAATCTATCTTAGCAATCCTGTCCGCAGGAATGCCTGAAAGTGATATAAGTTCTGTCAATGTCATTTCGACTTCTCAATCTCCTTTCTGATGTTTTCCGGTAATTTTTCTTCGGCATACTCTTGTCCGTATATCATGTGCGGATAAGCTTTCGCCTTAAACGGAAGAGTTCTGCCACCACGCTTCATAGCATGGCCATACTCCAGCAGGTGTGTGAGAAGATACTGCTTATTCTTCTTGAAATTCACTATCTGCCGAATGTCGAAAGAGTCCTCGTACTCGGTGCTAACTGTAAGCGCCTTGGCATACTTGCCGGAGCGGGTATTGAACGTGAAGTGTTCTTGGACGACCTTGCGGGTTTCCTTTGCGGTCTTCTTAACGGCTCTTTTGGCGGCTTCATTAACACGGTGACTTTCTTGCTGAAATGCGTGCTGTAAAGCCTCAGCCATCTCATCAGGACTCATTGACATGGATTTCTAACCTCTTTTTCCGCTTTTCTATTGATAACTGCCAAGCCTGCGGCTTAGCGTCCTTTATCATCTGAACTTGAATGACGTTATACTGGTCGCCGTTCATTATCACAATGTCAGTCGCCTGCGGCTCGGCGATAAGTGGTATTCTTATCACCTTATCACAGCGGTGCTGATACTCAGCGGCTTTATAGAAACGCTCTGAGCCGACGGTACGATTGTCATATCTTATGCCTGCTTGCTTGATTTTCAAGCTATTGGCATTGATGATAGTTGCCATAGTGCATATTCCGTCATTGAACGTCTGCCGCTTGCTTATCATACGCTTCCTCCTGACATCTCCTCAATCTGACATCTTGCTCTCAGAGCGAAGAGCTGAGAGCGATAATTTTTTTCAAAGTCCTCGAAGCAATCGTTATATATATATCTGCAGCAGTCGATCAGAAGCTGGGCGTCGCCGTTGATATTTTCGTCAACGTTGATATCCAGCACCTGACCTGCATATCCGTTAAGTACTCCTATAGCACGTGCTATAATGCTGTTTATCTTTCTGTCAGTAGCCTCGTCTGACCAAGTTATGTTCAGCTGATTTTTAACTTCCTCGAATAATGCCTGCTGCATTTATATCAACTCCTTATGTTTCTGACGGTGTGACAGTGTATACTGTCGGGATAAATCTCTTAAGCTTTGAGATATCCAGATACCTGAAAGCATTGCTGTCGAGTGGCTTGCCGTTGCCGTATGTTTTGATCTTATATGTCCTTGCGTCATCAAGGAACTTGAATGAGTCATCAAACTCCAGCTTGCCACCCTTGGCCATGCCAAGACCCATGAAGTAACGCTTGCCAAGGCCGAAGATAGCTCTGTCATCAGGAACGGCGCATGACTGGATAATAGTGCATGGAATAGGCATAACATCGTTAACCCATTTTCCTTGAACGAAATTTGTTGTCGCAGGCATTACCTTTGTCAGATATGTCTTTGGATTGACCACAAAGATGAGGTTGTCGAGTGGCCTGTTGTTTCCAGCCTCTGTCTTGGTAAGCTGTGCGGCAATAGCACCAATAGCTTCAGGGGAGAGTTCATTGAGTGCAACTGTCTTCTGGTCAGGATACTTGCCACCGACTACTGATGCACTACTAGATACGTCCTTGCACATGCCGATAGGACAGTTAAGACCGTCGCCTGACACGACACCGGTTTCCATGCCGACCCAAAGGGCTTCTGCCAGTATCTCACGGACATATCTATCCAGCCATGAGGCACCAAGGTCAAGCATATCGTTAGACACTGGAATCCATGCTGTGAGCTTCTTCAGCGCAACGTCAAAGGTCTTGAATGCACCTGAGATTTCCTTGTCGATAGCTGTGTTAAGATCTCCCCACTTAGCGGTCTGAACGCCCTGGTCATTTAACAACATCTTCGTAATTCCAGTGGTATCCTGGAAATAGATGAAGTTGAGCAGAGGGTGCTGCTGTGGAATCTCACCAAGAACTGACTCGATTATAGTGATTGGCATTGTCTTATCAACGTTTGCCAATGCCATCTTGGGGTCAGAGGACTTGCCCGCCTCAATGACGGCGTTATAGTAGTCTCTTTCTTCACTGGTCAGCATTCTCACACCTCTGGTGCTGAGTATCTGGCTATCGACAGACTCAGCGGTGCTCTCCACCTGCTCCATTATGACATCTGAAATTAGATTGCCGTACTTATCAAGGGCGGTTTCCATGCCCTTGTCATCACTATCTCTGATAGCGGTTGACAGTGAAGCAAGGATATCTGCTTTCTGCTCTTTGATTGCGTCAAGATTAATCATTCTTTTTTACCTCCATTTTCATGAACTTTTCAAAAGCCGACATAGCGGCATTTGTTTTTTCTTCTTCGGCCTTTTTTGCTGGCAAAGCCTGCTGTGCGGTGGACTCCTTATAAAGCTCAATGAGTTTGTCCACATTCTCCCTGTCGAGGGCGCTTGACATAGTGTACTGTTTTGTATCACTAAGCATTGTAGCCATATCAACGGGCTGCTCTGCGGTTGATATGCTATCGCAGAAGCCTTTCTCAAGACATTCTGCCGCTGTCAGCCAAGTACCCACCTTTACCATTTCGCTTATTTCCTCACGGCTACACTTGCCGTTGCAACGCTCTGCATATGTAGTGATAGCGGTATCGGTCATCTTGTCAAGCTCAGCCGCCGCCGTTCTCATATCGTCAGCATTGCCCTCACAGTAGCAGGACGCCTGATGTATCATCATCATACTGTTGCTATACATGATGATCTCGTCTGCTGCCATAGCGATAACGCTTGCGATAGAGCATGCCCAGCCGTCTACATAGCAAGTAACTTTGGCTTTATGGCGCTTAAGGATATTTCCAATAGCAACGCCCTCTTTGATCTGACCTCCAAGAGAATTGATGTACAGGTTGATATGTTCACAATCTTTGTACTCATCAAGCTTGGCGGCGAAATACTTAGCGCCTGTCTTGCTCTCCTCAACTTTCCCCTTTTCCCAATCAATGGCAAGTCCTCCACAGACTTGTGAATATAGATATAGGTTAAGCTCTTTGGGCTTATCCGCTTCCATTTTGAATTCAAACTGATTAAAAATGCTATTCATTGCTGTTTCCACCTCCTTCGATTGTCTCGTAGTTCTTAGTTCTTGTGTGCTTATCGGCCCAGGCTTCTGGAATTCTTTCCTCACCTGTCTTCTCCCTCAACTCATTCGTTGAGTAGAAGCCACTTGCGATAAGCTTGTCAACTGCATTTGCCATTTCAAGCACGTCAAGGTGCTTAAGGTTATTGGTACAGACTTTGGCGTAGCACCCACGCAGGACTTGCTCTTTGGTATAACGCTTTGCCGTTATCTCGTCTGATAACATCTTGGCGAAAGGATCAACGGCAGATGTCAATGTCATTGATAACGCTTCACTGATGTTCTCGACATTTCCCTTTACGATAGCCGGTGAAACGTTGAAAGCAATCGCCGCTTTTTCCAATGCGTCATTTAGCATAGAAATGTAGTCGGTTGCTTCTGACACTGTTCTCTTGGTTTCACCTGCCGTTTGAGAAGTATATTTCATTCCGCCCCACAGTGGAAGCACTGCATTCTTGGCGTCAAAATATGTTTTGAAATAATTATTCATGAGAACATCGAATTTCTCCTCAAAATCAGGTTGACCTTGTGCCAGTGGCGTTATCTCGAGTATGCCTTTTTGGCCGCCACTCTTGACGTAGGTGCTTGAAGCCGTTTCCAAGAAACGATTATGTTCATCTAGCATTTCCGTTAGTATTTGTCTTACTCCGCCGTTGGAGTATGTGAGATATAGGACATCTCCCATATCGAATGTTTTCTGAAACGTGAATGAACCTCGTGCTACCTGAGAGAAGCGGTTAGGATATAGCGCATACTCCTGCGCACTCCAAGAGTCGGCGCAGATTATCTGCTTTCCAGCGCTGACAACAAGGCTCTCGCCACGCACAAGGGTCTTGCGGACTAGCTCGTTCTTGAATTGCACTGCTGTTTGATTGACGTTCGGCTTAACGTTGAAAAGATACCATTCTTCGCCACGGAATGACTTGCCGTCACGATAGGTTTTTATCTCGCACTTTGAAACTAGCGCCGCAAGGATTTCAACAACGACCTGAATAGCATATGCCTGCACGGCGATTCTCGCTTCGTCGTCATATCCAACTGTCTTAATACTGATCACTTCATTGCTTTTGGCATTCATTATGCGTGATAGCAGTGATCTCAGCCCCATTGCGTTACCTCCTCTCTGCTAATATGTGAATACATTCATAACGCTCTTGCCCATAGGCATACTTGATATTTGCTCAGCAATTTTATTCTGTGCCGCTTTGGCGGCGACATATGCCTTGAAAGGGTCTGTCTTTCTGGACTTCGGCTCTATTTTACCATATGTCATATTGCCTGCGGACGAAGTGCATACCTTGGTATTGTTCATAGCCCAGCGGAAAAGGGGATTGTCTCCGACTGCAAGCTTATGATTCACCAGCTGACTTGTGATTACAGGCATTATCATCATTTCATTTGACGGACGGACAAGCATGATATTTCCGTAGCCTTTTTCGTCAGAAGCGTAGAGATTCTCTTTAAGCGCCCTCCTAAGTAGTGTATAGCGGTAGTTATCTATGCCGGTCATTGCTACATTGGCATTCAGCTCCGCCGCTTTCTGAGCCACCCATATAACGGGTATCTCAGGCGGTATCTCTGGACCGTCAACGAATGACAGTAGCCCCGCCGCTTCCCATTCTTGCAGTGGAGCCTTGATTCTTGATAGATCTGCAGAAGCCTTGCACACCCAGGTGTGCGTTATCCATACGTCAGTTCCGTCTACGTCGAAGAGCAAGCCTGCTGAAAGGAAGTCATCGGTCTTCATATAGTCAAAGCCTGCTGTGCATTGTCTGCCTTGAAGCTTTGACAAATATGGCGTGATATCCTGATTAGTTGCCAGGATATTATCAAATGCGGTTATACCGCCCTCTGTCTGCTGTGGCAGGCAGTTCATGCGTTTAACTGCAAAACTGATATTGCTGATTTTATCGTCCAGATAGTTTTGAAATTCCGTCTTCATCTCTTGGAGAAGATCAGGAAGGTACTGCAGTGACGGGTTAGCTTTATACCACATATCAGGCATTTCAACTTCTTCTGGCTTATCTACTCTTGTAATGAATGGTAGCATGCCGTTATCATCTATTTCACCGTTAAGAATTCTAATCCCTTTGGCCTTATCTTTGTCAAGTGGACCTTCACGGACGAATCCGTCGGTGCTTATGATCGTGCGGCGTGGGCGTGGCTTTTTTCCAAGGCCGCCAACAGCAACATCTATGAGCTTACTGTTCTCATATGCGTGCTCCTCATCATGGTCTACCTTGCCCGGTCTTGCACCGTCGGCAGATTTCGGGCTTGATGTTCTGTATCGCAAGACGGATTTTGTTTTCAGATTTATGATTTTTTCTGTGTTCCAGTAAAAAAATCTCTGCATCTTGTCACGGTTGTCTTCAAGTACGTTGTACACATCATTGAACGTGGTCTTAGCCTGATCTTCTGTCGTGGCAAAAATATCGATGTTGTAATGCTTGATGCCATTTGTCGGTGTTAGCAAACAGAAATCTTCAAAGCCTAAGTAGCCGTTTTTTCCTGCTCCTCGACCGACGTAGAGAAACAGTACAGGCCATCGCAAAGAGTCATTGGACTTATAGGTGCAGTTGTGAAGGGTGAACACGAATCGTTCCCATGGAAAAAGCTTGAACGGAAAATATTTTTCGTAGCTGAAATATTTTTCTGCCTGAGCAACATCGATGTAGATATCTTCTGACAAGAACATGCGCTTGACGTAGTCAATAAGCTGATACTGCTCAGCACAATACGGATACTTATGCTCCTCGACTAGGCTGATATAGTCTGCAAGATACGAGAGGTCAAGAGCTTCTTGCCCCTTACAGCTCTTCGTCATCGTCAAGGTTCTTGACCTTGTCAGTTGACAAACCCAAGTCTTTCAGAATTTGAAGTTTCTGCTTATTGTACATATACGCCTGCTTTACGGAGGGATTGTCTTTTTCATACTCTTTTCCTACCGCAGAAACCGCCATATAGGTCAGTCCTCTCTTGCGAATATCAGCCTGCATTTTTCGTTCCTGCTTCTCGTAGAACATATAATCTGCGACAAGCGACTTGTAGAAATCGACAGAAGCTCCCATCTGGACAAGCTGTTCTGTCAACGAATTTTCAATCTCTGATAGACTAGGTTTTTTCACTTTTGCCAACTCCTTACATTTGATTTTTTTGAAAAAATTCTCTCACGTGCGTGCGAGGGCGGATTTGTCTTTTGTGCCTCCCGTCGTACAAGGCCGAAAAAATTTTTCGACCCTTGACCCCGGGGGGTATCGCCGCAAGGCGCTCACCACCGCTCCTCATTGACGAACTTATCTGCACGTTCTTGCCAGCGCCGTTCTGGGTGCTGTGCTTCGTGGCAGTCGTGACACAATGCAAGCAGCTGCCTGTGCCGTTCGCCATTATCGTCATAGTAATACCGACTGTATGCAAGCTGCGGAAATTGCTTAAGATGCTTGACGTGATGAAGAATATTTGCTCTCGTCACCTTGCCTTTGCACTTGCATATCTGGCACTCATAGTGTTGCTCTGCGATAACGCTCTTACTGAACTTTCTCCAGTAGCGGTCGTTGTAGAACTTGTCAACTCGTCCGTCCTTGATTAGCTCTCTGATCTGACTCGTACTATACACGTTATCACCTCGCATATATAGCACAAGGACCACGTCATACAACGTGGCCCTTGCACCGACATAAACCTATGGAAAAACTATAACAACAACCCCGCATTATCATCATAGCACGCAGAGTGTGTTCGTGCGTGTTACAGCGTGTTTTTCTTACAGAACTTGCAATGCCTGCCCTTGCAGTAATCTTCTGAAGCATTGGCTTGCCTGGCTATCCACGCCCATGACGGCGGCTGCCAAGCTCCGTCCTTGCGTGGGACAAGATAACGCAGGCGAAAAATAATCCTGATGAATGCGTCATCAATGCCTGACACATATGCTTCAATCTCTGCTATCTCTGCTTTCAGGCTGCGATAATCGTCACTATCTTCACTTACCCACTTCAGCTCAGCCTTAAGTTGTCGATATGACAACAATCGCTTCTTAGTCATGATAATTCTCCTTGGACTTCTTAATGCTTTTCTGATCGAACGTCAATGTCAATTCTATCATATCACCCATTGCAATCATTTCATCGGCGTTGTCAATAAATGCTTGTAAAAGCATAGGTAGTTTCTTTGAATTATAAAGCTTGTAGTGCTTCATCACGTGCGAATGGCTATCGACATAGTTCTTCACGTCGATTAATGCTTTGATACATCCCTGTCTGTATGAGTCCATTAATTCTTCTCCTTTCCCTGCCTTGCAGATAATTCTCTTGATATTTTCGTCAAGATATCTTTCAACACAACACCATTTTTTTGAAGCGCATGGGCATGACGTGTCAGGTTATCGTCGATATATGCAACGTATAACTTACCACATTGAGGGCAGTTATAGCACCATACGTCCCCCTCTATGCTTTGAAATCTCTCTTTGCGAACGCAGACTGTGAATGCCTTATGGCAATCATCACATATCACGCTAAGCTCAGCTCCCTTAAGACTCATCATCTCACCCCCCTATATGTTCAGCTTCGCTGTTCGGCGGTACATGAATAGCGATATGTAGAACGTGCCGTTATCCTCGTTCCAGAATGGTCGGCAATCAGCATAGTAATAGTCTTGATACATATTCTCGAACAGCGCCGGGTTATCACAGTTATATGCCATGCTCTGCACCGTACGTTTCGTCAGACGATAATCGTTATTCTGCGGTTGCGGTTTAATGCAATTAGTTGACGCAACATAACGCTTAGCGTGCTTGCCGTTGTTATGTTCTGAAATCTTCTGCTTGCAGAAATACTTTGCAATTCCTGCACAGCCTGTCTGGTCAAACATCAATGGCAGGACCTTGTCAACATAGCCCTTGCCCCATATGGATGCTATCTCGTTGATAGTCAGACCACCTGTCATGATAACATGAAAGTGGATACGTCCAGACTTTGAGCCCTGCTCAATGGAATAAATATACTTCATTCTCGGTAAGCTTCTCTTGACTCTTGCTCTATTCACACGTTTGACAAAGTTAGCAAAGTCTTTCTTGGCACGCTCAAGGTCAGCAGGATTATTCTGCGGTGCATAGGTCAGTTCGAACTTATAGTCTTTGTCAGTGAAATTTGCAGGGATAAGTCTTGCCAGAGCTCTTTCAGCATTGATCTGATTCAATCTCTCCTGCACCTTGCTTGTCGGCTTTCTTTTTTTCTTTCGACTAGAAGAACGTGGGCAGGCATAGACAGGATACATATTCACTTCCATATAGTTTCCATAAATATACTTTTGTTCTCTGTATCTCATAAGGCTCATTGTCATTTCCTCCCACTGTCCGAGTTATTAAGACCCATTACAAGCCCTCATACCCGTGCTTACACACGGGCTGAACACTTGTTCTATACCATATATAATATATAGGGCTTCACTCTGTCATTGCCAATTGCTCATAATTTCTGCTCTTGTCTTTTTCTTCGCACTCCCTGTTGAATACTTCTTGTAACATATCGTGCATGGAATTAATGTCATTAAGAAGTTCTTGCGTTACAACACCATGAGTTTCACACAGCACACCAAGTGTAAGCAAGCCTGCTTTAACGATTATCATATCATCAATGGCATAGTATGTAAGTATTTCATAATCATCTATGACCTCAAGAAATGCTTTCGGACATATGTGCACCTTTTCTGTACCTGCGAATATCTGATATTCGTTAGGTCCGGCAACGAATGTCGAACGACGAACTATGATCTTGTCTGTTGTGCATGAACCACTCTTCTTCATGATGCTGTTGAGAATGGCAGGTGGCAGCTGCTTGCATCTCCAGTTCTTACGGTCATTTTCATTGATATCGAAGAGTGTGAGCAACTGTTCGCTGGTATTCATACTCGGCATTCCATAGAGCGGATATATCGCACTTGTCGAGCCGACCCATAATGAATTGTCTTTCGCATTATAAAAATAGGATATAGTCTTAGCCGCTTTACTGCATATTTTTTTCAGCTTTGATATTTTCATTATCTCACTCCTTTATGCTGATATCTTAGCTGGATTAAGATATCTTAGAATCGTCTCTCTAGCCTCTTCAAAACCTTTGCAGACAACTGCAAGATAGCCGTTGTCGTTAAGTGATTTCAGAAACTTCTGCTGAGTTTCCGAAACTCTTCCGCCGGTGGTTCGTTTCATTTCTATAAAAAGTCCGTTATAACCACCACGTGCGACCGGCAGCATTATATCAGGAACTCCTGACTTAACGCCTTCTTCTTTGAGTTCTGCGGCGGTCCTATAATGGCGATATCCGCCGTTGGGTATGGCGAACATATTTTCAAGTTCGGGATACTTACCTGAGCTGAACATCGCCCATTTAAACAGCAACGCCTGCTCTATGTGTTCTGTTGGTATAGCCTTCTTATTCACTAAGGACACCGTCCATTCTAGCACCGCAGTTAGGACAGTAGTTATAATAGCAATGCCCACAATAATATGCAGTTTCAGTTAATCCTTTGCATTCGGAACAAATCCATTGTTTACTGTCAACTGAGTCATTGCTAGGCTTAAGCCATTCTCCATGCTTGACTTCCTGCACGTCTGCAACTTCAAGAGTTGTGTCCAATTCTCCTTTAAAATAACACGGAACGCTTTTTATCGCCTCGTTTACCTTATCCCTAATAAACTTTGATGTGCCATAGTTTCTAAAAATATAATTAAGTCTATTTTTTAAGTTAGCAACTTTAATGTATTTATCAGCCATTGTTATACCTCCTTAAAATGTCACTGTCACATTCAGTATGGCCGCCGCTATCCAATAGACGGATTTCTTGTAGTCCTTTTGCAAAGCGTATATGATAGCCGCTCCCACGTCCAACAGGATAAGCAGCAGCGGAAAAATGTATTCAGGTTTTATTTTCATCATTGCTTATTCCTCCTCAAACTTTTGTGCTCTTGTTACGGGAACATTCCCTCCAAATGATATTTCTTGAAACATTGCCATGACTCTTTTTCTTGATAAACCTCATCATACCTTGCCTGAATGCCGTCAAGCGTCATAGCTATTTCTTGCTGATACTTCACTTCGGGATAGTACGTAACTTGCATGAATTTGAAAATCTCAGGATTAATATTCATTCCGCTCTGATATCGTGCCAAAAACGCTTCCATTTCATATTCCAAGATATAGAAAAGATATCTCGTTCCCATGCTCTTGTCTTTGGGTTGAAATACGCCGTACTTGGTTTCCAGCTCTGAGTTCTCGCAAAGATATCTTACTTTTCCGTCCGTAGCGGATAGTTGAATATAGACAGTGCCTGCCTCGTATACTTTGCCTTTTTTCACACGTTCAAACGTCACAAGGTCAAGCAGTGGCTTGCGTTCTTTCTTGGCGTGTGAAAGAATATAGTCAGTGCGGTTTTCAAGATTTTTCAATTCAAGCCATGTTGCCATGGTTTCACCAACAATATCCTGCTCGGTGAAGAATTTCAAAAAATCGTCCTTGACCTGATTATATTCATCATCACCGCAGAGGTCTTTCAGCGTTGCCATAAGGTCATTCGTTGCCTTACGCACTTCAAGTTCGCTTTGTATCAGCTCTTTGCAGAGGTCTTTCAAAGGCGGAAGTTCTTCCTTTTCAAACGTGTCAACATAGCGTGGAATGTTCAAATTGTAGTCATTCTTAGCAATTTCCTCATAGCTTGCCACGTTTGAGAATTTTTCAACAACACTGCGGCTGTGATATGCATCGGCTATTTTCTGAATGTGCTCGTCCGTCATGACGTTCTGCTTGCCGTGCTTTTCAAAAAACTTTTCGGCACTGATAAACAAAATGTCTCTCGTTTGCTTGTTCTTGCTGAAGACGATAACATTGACAGGTATGCAGGTATTCAAAAACAAATTTTCAGGCAATGAGATAACTGCGTCTATCAAATTATTTTCTATGAGTTGCTTGCGGATCCTGCCCTCTGCATTACCTCTAAAGAGAACGCCTGTAGGCAAAATATAGAATGCCTTGCCCACGTCCGACAGCCTCGACAAGCCGTCAAGTACAAACGCATAGTCACTAGCCTTAGCAGGTGCAAGGTCATAGCCTTCAAAGCGTGGGTCTGACTTTGGCTCCCATTTCAGTGAATAAGGTGGGTTTGATATGACAACGTCCGTTGCATTCTCCTCATACGTATCAACAACTTCTATGTCGCTGAACTCGTCCGATTTGCTCAGCTTATAGACTTTCTGCACTTCGTTGAGTAGGACGTTTTTTTGCAGAACCACAGCATTCTTATTTCTCAACGCAAGATTGAGAAGTAGCACAGGGATACTCATTTGCGATAATTCTTCGCATTGAAAGACGCTATCCCTATCCATACCAACCGACAGTGCGCCAGTTCCTGCACATATATCAATTATCTTTTCTGACTTTGGCGCAAGATTAGAAATCAACTTGCACAGACAATCTGGCGTATAATCCTGCTTTAGATTATTGCGGTTTGCGTTATTCTCTTGAAAATAGTCACGCAGGCAATCGTTATTGCCGTTGAAACCTTGCTTGACAAATTCCTTACATAGCTTGTCTTTTTCAACTTTGTCAAGAAGTTTCGCAAGAAGTGCCTGCGGAAGTTCAAAGCTTTCTTTTATGCCGAATAGCTGATTGATTATTTCTGTTGTCATCTATGTCTCGCTTTCAAAACATTACCCCTCAAGGTCATCAGCCGCCTGTCTGAGCCACTTGCTTGTGACAGTGATAAACTTTTCCTTGGTCTGCGGGTCTTCAATATCATTGATTTTTTCAATAAATTCTGTAAGCCCTTTCTGAACGTTTTCAAAGATGATCTTCAGCGCAACCCTTGCTTCGTTTGTATTGCCTGACTTCAATTTCTTTTCCAGCTCTGCCTTGGCGTGGTCCGCTTCTTCTGCCTCAGCCTTAGCCTTGCTGAGGGCGGTCTCATACTTAGCTACGGCTTCCTTAACTGCATTGTCACGTTCTGTCTGCGCTTCTTTAAGAGCGTTATCTTTTTCAGCTTCTGCCGCCTTCACGGCTTCACGGCTTGACTTCTTCAGCGCATTCAGCTCTTTCATGTGCTCAGCGTGAAGCTCCTGGCTGACAGACAGCCTTATCTTGTCAATTTCTTCTTCGTCGAGGTCTCTCTTAACTACCTCGATAGGCTTGTCCTCGGCCTGCTTAAGCTTTTCTCTCAGTTCTTCAATCTCAGCTCTGAGGGATTCGGCACTTTCTGTCTGCTCCTTTTTCTCCTCCTCAAGGAATGTCAGCTGCTCGCCTAACGCCTGCTTCTCCTTGATTAACTTTTTGACTTCTTCAACTGTCATTCCGCCGAGGTCATGTGTGTCAGCGAATTCTTCACGCTCATACTCTGGAAGCTTGGAGAGAAGTTCAAGCTTTGTCACGCCAATGCTTGCGTGCTCTTCGAGAAACTTTGTACTGTTGTCCTCATAGAGTTTGATATAGGTATACGCCTGACGCTCTTTGAATGTGTAATCGCCATTGCTTTCAAGATAGTTTTTGAAAGACTCATAGCCAAGTGCTATGTAGATCTTATAGTCTCTGATATTTTTCAGTGACCTGCCCATTTCTACGATAGCCGTTGCGGCTGTTCTGTAGCATTCACATATGTGCTGATGTTCTGCCATAGCCGTTTTCATAGATACTGTAATTTCTGTGTTTTCCATTGCGTTTCCTCCTATTTTGGTTAGTTATTCAGTGGGTATAAGCTGCACCTGTCAGTGCAATGTGAGATTATCAGCATTAAACAAACAAACTGGGGCGATTCCGTAACTGTTGTCTGCATAGCCGTAGCTGATAGCACCTACCGGGGAGACGTAACGCACGGCGTGATCGTAGCTGGTGTCGCACCTCCACGGAGTAAGCGTCCACATACACCCTTCAAAGAGCGGCACATAATCTCTATACTTGCGGTACTGGTCGCAAGTGAGCAGCGTTATATAATCTTCACAAATGCCGTAAGCTTTGTCGCCGTTATCTGCGACAAGGTCAGACGTTTGCTTTACAAGATGTTTCGTATCAAAGTGTTCCTCAAGCACATCTTCATTGAGAAAGCGCCGGAGAGTGGATTTCTCCCAGTTGTTGCAGCCGTCCTCGTATTCTTCGTTAAAAAGCTTTTCGCACCAACAATCAGCCGTTATCGCTAAGTAGTTGCCGTCGATAATGTCGAGGCATATAAAACGTATACCATTATATACGAACTCCTCACCGGGTCTTAGTTTGATCTCATTCATTGTAATTCCTCCTAGCTTGCTTTTCTCCTCTTATTCTGCTTCTTCTGACTATTCAGCCACTCTTGGAAGTTGACTTCAAACGCCTTGATTATTTCAGGCTTTTCAAGCTTCTTGCCCGTTAAGGGGTCTTTGGCTTGTTCATTCTTAAATCCGTGGCATTGCACGATATGGTCAGCATTGTCTATTTCAATCGTAAACCATGACTTATCAAGGTCAGACGGCTTTCTGATGAATAGAATTGTCGTGGCGCCGTTGCAATGCCTTGAAGCATAGCCGCCGACGCATATTTGCAATTTCTTTCCCTCTTTGATGATGCTTTCGGCATTCTTTGGCACGACCAGTTGAATGCCTGGATAGCTATAGCCCTTATATTTTTTGCAAAGCTTCTTGTATCTGGGCTTATAGACTTCCTCACGCTCGGCGGCTTCTTTTCTCTTGCGTTCAACTTCCATGAAGTTGAAGTTCTCAACTGCATTATCATGCGCTTCATTCAGCTCTCTCGGAAATGCTATGTTTTTTAATGAAAAATCATATCCGATTTTCAGCCCTATGTTAGCATAGTCATCATACAGTCGCACAAGACGACTTAATTCAGCGTGATCGTCTTGGCAACGATCTTCCTCTGAAGCGTGTTTCATGATGCGCTTGAGGTATTCGAGCACCTGCTCAGGGTCAACGCCCGCTTTTTCAATGCTAGTGCAGTAATCAGTAATATAGCTGTACATTCGGCAGTAGAAAATGTCTTTCTTCTTACCTTTGCGCTTGAAGTCCTGATACACCTCTATAACTCTTGCCGGCGTGTGATTTTCAAGAAATGCTTTCACTTCATTCAGCGTTAGATGCTTGAAGAATTTTTTCGGCGATGTTGCATTCCAGTTCAATATCTTATAATTTTTCTTGTTACGCCAAAGCAGATCCTGCACCATGGTGTCACAGTTCATTTTAACCGCCATTTCAAGTATCGGATACATAGCGTATGCGGTATAATAACGTTCTTGGTCATACTCTCTTATGTAGTGGCGACAACAGTAGCAATCAAAGCCTGAATACTTTAAGAATGTATCCTTAATTATATTCTTATATAGGTATACTTGTCTGTGATCAGCGAATCCGTTATTGAATGTACTGCACATTTTCCTCTTCATAGGCTCTATCATATAACACCAGCCGTTTCGACGGAATGAGGCATGCGAATGATAAACCTCAGCACTGCCTTTTCGCAGGACGTAAAGCTTTTGGAAATCGACCCAAAGATTGGGGATCCTGTCGAAGTCCTCCGTTCCGTATTCGTTATAGTCTTTATGAATCGTCGCCGCATATATATATACCACTTCTTCAACGGCTTTATATATGACGAAATCAACTACTTCATTTAATTGAACTTGCTTATATCCTGCCGCTTTATATTTGGCTTTCACACCGCAACATGGGCAGGTACCCAAATAGTTATGCCTGATGATATTATCATCAGTGTGGTATATATCACCATAATCATTACTATTGACCTTAAATTCGTGATTGCAGGACGTACAGAAACAGGTATAGCGCCCTTGGCTAGTCCTGCGGTAAAAGATATAGGGCGTAAAGTGACGATTAATCTCGGCACAATCGTCAACGTTGAGGGGCGGGAAGCCCTCAACGTCTTCTTTCTGGACATGGGTGAGACAGTCTGTGAATATAGGCTTATATACTAATGACTGTTCTTTGTTATTGTTTATCCACACTTTCAATCACCTCTCAGAAAAGGTCATCAAAAGAAACTGTGATCGACTTGCGTTTCTGCTCAGGCGCTTCCTTGTTGACACTACCGCAGAGGTCTATATCCATGTGATAGCGTATCTTACAGCCAGGGAAGAAAAAGCCCGCTGCGGTCTCATAAGTCTTGAAGTCTGATAGTGCAAAGTTGCTATCCTTAATTGCTTTGTAAACTTCTTCAAAACACTTCTGAAGTGTGCCGCCCTGAGCGACCGCCTGTGCGAACTCCTCGTCTTGCTTGACAAAACTTTCAAGAGCGTCTATGACAGGCTGAATGATAGTACTCAGCACTGTGTTCGCCGATGCTCCACCGCTAAGCTTAACGTCCTCTCGTTCGTCTGTGAGTTTCTTCAACGCCTGCTCTCTGTAGCTAGTCATATCTCTTTACCTCCTCTATTCCGAATGCAACATATCCATTCTTCAACCCCCAACCACTTAGGACATATGTTATCCTATATCTGCGGTTTGATATCACATGAATAGCAGGATGTCCGTTACTTACTGGAATGAATTCAATCGTGTCTCCAGGCTGAAAGCCTCTGTCATTTTTACGAATTTCAAAACACTTCTTACCTGTGACAACTGCTTCACAGAAGCATTCTTCCAGCTTCAAGGTATGCGTTGTTGGTTTTTCCAAGAATTCTATCTGTTCTTCTGGGATAAGATTGCTGTTTGAATTAAGCGGTTGGTAATCTTTTTGGAAATAGAAATCTGCGAATTCCTCTATCTCATAGCCGCATCTCTTATAGTAGCCCAGCCTTTGATAATGCAGTCCCCTTTGTGCGGAAACGCTATTGTCATGTACTATGCACGTATCATATGCGCAGTCCGGCCAAAGATTGAGCTTATCAACTTCTTTGCCGGTGCACCATGTAAGCCCCTGCGCCTTGCATTCTTTCATAAAGTTATCGTATTCTTCCTGAGTCTTGACGTGAACAGCTATGTTCTCATACTTAAATTTTCTCCAATCAAATGTTGGTTTCTGATTATTTGAATTCATCTGCATTATAATCCTCCGTTCTGGTTTTGAAGAACTTGCAGCGTGTGCAAGTTTCTTGCGCTGGCTTCTCGACTAGCGCCATACACTCTTGTCTTATGCTATTATAAAAAATACATGGGCCTGCGTTATGCCTTGGCGGGGGCGATTTGTAATTCAGTCGCTTTCTGGCGCCTGCAAGTTCAGCATTATAGCATAGCAGGTCAACGTCTGTTATAATCGGCATTTACTCTCCCTCTCTTCCGCTTGCTCCGATCAGTCCTTCTAACTTACTTCTCGTGCCAAATATCTTTCCATATATTTCACCGATGTCAAAGGCTCTCTGCTCACATTCTGACATTCCTTCGTAGATAGTGAGCATATTTGTGCAGGCTTCGTCAGCGGTATTATATGCTTGACAAATATGCCCTTTTGTGTTATCATCAAGGTGTATGTTATCGGTATCTTCTTTTACAGATACCTCCGAGCTTGTGCCTGTTGCCGCAGGTGCAGGCTCGTTTTTCATGTATTCGAGAATATGATTCATGAAACCAGTAATGCAATTATCCGTACCCATAAGTGGGCATGGTCCACAGTTGTCTACTATACAGCATTTAGCCACAGTAATTATCTCATTTTTCGTCATCTTTATCCTCCTTAAACTTTTTCTCCCAGTGCTTTTCAATGGCACCAAGTACTATGTACATCACGATATCCACAACGATAAGCGTCGCTATGGATAACAGTATTATTCCTATGGTACTCATTTTCATTTTCCTTTCGTTCCTGCTTCGACTTCTGTCACTACGATAGACCCGTTGTCGATAAGAGATTGAATTCGTTTTTCAAAATCAAAACGCTGCTTGTCTGTAAGCCCTATGGTCTTCGGTATGCCACGGCTCTTAAGATACATGGTATACATACTATGTATCACGACGTTGGCAAGGTTGAAACGATACTTGACGTTAGGAAACTGCTTAGATTCTTTTCGATAGATAGTATTATCGACGTATACTGTCTTACTCATTGTTGTCACCTAGGCGGCAGTTGCTCTCAGCGTCATTGAGGTGATAGAACTTGCAGTCTGTACACTCCATGCAGACATTACAGCCCGTGACTACGTTCAGCTCGTTTTCAGCAAGATACTTCTTGACGTTCCCTCTGAGGTATTCGTCTATTGCTGACGCATATCTGCTGACAGCTATAAGAGGATTACGGCGCTGATTAGAGCTGAGTGACGTTTCCAACGGCTTTCCGTCCACAGTGATGACATATTCACCACCTATGCGGTTAAGTCTGACTGCGTTGTTGAAATCATACATCAGTAAATCATCTCCCATACCTGCCCAAGACCGAGCATTACTACTATTATCATGAAAGCAAAGAAGATAGTCAGCAAGGCCATTGCGAAGCACTCTCTGCGATCTTCACGCTTTCGACGGGTAACGAGCTTGTTATGCTTGTCTCTCTGCTCCCTCATTGCCAGGTAATCAACCGCCTTGACATCTTCACTGATTGCAAGGACTACGTCTTTTCTTGTCATAATTTTTCCTCCATTTTCTCATGTTTCTTTTGATTTGCTGATAATAACCGTCATAATCTGATATTATCATCTTAACGCTGGTATTGTCCGCCATGTCAACGATGATGAATTCGCCGGCACATATAGAATAGCCGTGGCGTATCTCTCGGACATAGCTTTCAATTCCCATATCCGTTGCTATTCTGATGACGGATTGCGATATCAGTGAACTGCGGGTATCACTCTTTGCGTACATCTCCGTTACCCTCCAATTCTTTGATACGCTCCTCGATATCAGCCACCAAATGCTTCTCTATGGTCTGCGCCACGTAGTAGCTCAGGAGGTCTTCTTTGCTCAGATCTCCATGCCATAGCTTGTCACCGACAAGCTGAGCCTTACCAATGGCTCTTTCTATCTCAGCGTTTGTTCTTTCGCCGATAATGGCGTCTATCTTCATGATGTGCAGCACTTCTTATTCCTCTCTTTCTGTTTGAAATGGCGGTAAAGAATGCTTGCGATAACGTCAGCCGGTATCTTCTTGACCTTGCGGCGTGTTTCTATGATCTTGCCGTCCTCTATGCGATATGTAACGCTTACGGGAATATCAATCGTTTCTTTCACTTTACTGCCCCTCTTTTTTTACATTCTCAGCTGACCAGCGCCGGAACGCTTCCAAGCCTGCTAAGGCTTCTTTCTGCTCCTGCAGGGTAGTCCTGACCTTGTCTTTGACTCTGAACTTGCGGATATCGACCTGACCCACTGTGCATTCTTCGATGTAATCATCTATACCCAGCGCCTTGACCTGCTCCCTAGGATTGTCAATGAAAGTTTCCAACATGGCGTTCTGAATGGCTTTCATACGCTTGCCGCCCACGCCATACTCTGTGGCGGTCTGCACAAGCGCCAGCTTGATGTTGTCCGCCAGAATAGCCCTGTTCTGGAGATTGAACTCTTTGCAATTCCGTTCAACGAACGTTACTGCCATGTTCAGATCTATGCCGCTATTCTCGCACGCCCGCTGCATTTTATAGGCATATACACCGTCCTTGTCCCACTCGTTGGCAATTTTGCAGTTGTCTGCAAAATCATCTATCCATTGGCGACATTTCTTAGGATAGAACGTCTTAGGATACTCCTTATTCAGCACTATCAGCAGGGAGCAGAGCAGTTCATAGTTCTTGACTATGACCTCAAATGCAAGGCGGTTCTTATGATAGTCTTTTATCTTATGGTTTGTCACTTTTATTCTCCTTTTTTAACTTGAATGCTCCCACCCTGTATGATATAATAAATTTGAAATATATCAGAAAGGGGGGATAACTATGAAACTAAACTATGATTGTGTTCGTGAACTTTTGCTAACTCTTGAAGAAAACCTAGTCATGGGCGATAGCTTGTCATTTCCAAGCTTAACCCTTAAGCAGGTCTGTGAGAAAATGCCAGACTTCTCACGAGCCGATATTGCGTATGCCTCAACGAAGCTCTTGGAAGCCGAATATATTGAGGCAAACTCCATAGAATCTGACAGCAAGATTATAAAGATTGTCTACAGCAGTATCACATATGAGGGTCACCAATATCTCGACAGCATTCGGGATTCTAAGCTGTGGAGCACTGTTAAGAAAAATGCCAAAGCGCTGACTTTTGAATTGGTCAAGAAACTTGCTGAAATATATGTTGTGGATAAGTTCACGCCTTGATCATAGCTGTTTCTGAATAAAGTCTGTTATGACTTTGTTCAACGTTTTGCTTTTGATTTTTATAATCTCATTTTCCTCAGGAGATAGCTCATTCACGAGTTTATTTCCTGAGACTTCTTTTTTTAAAGAGCAGAACGCTCTTGCAATCTCAGGAAGAACACTGTCATATACTATCTCATTGAACTCATGGTCTGTTGATTTTGACACTGGTATCACCTCTTTTTTATCATTTTGTTGAGGTCAACAAAATGTTATTATGCTGACCAGCCATAAAGCTGATTAGGCTCAACACCAAGCTTCGTAGCAATGATAATCACATCATCAGTTGTTATCATCTTATAGCCATTCAGCATATTGTTGAATGTTCTGTAGTCGTAGCCGAGGATTTCGGCAACTTTCTTCTGCTTAAGACCTCTGTCATCAATGATCTTCTTAAGCTGTTCTGCTACGATTGATTTCTTAGCCTTATTTGTCATAATGGACATCTCCTTTCATGGATTAGTTAAAGTTTCTTGTACTTTACATATATTCTAGCACAAGTTTCTTGAACTGTCAAGATGTTTTGTACAAGTTTCTTGTACAAAAGTGTACAAATATTCGCATTAGAATTTGTACACAATTCTTGATATTAACATCAAATTTCTTGTACTTTTATCTTGACATACTTGTATTATTGTGGTAGAATATAAGTATAGAAGGGAGGGAAACATATGAGTCTAGGGTCACGAATAAAGGAAAAAAGAGAACAACTTGGAATGACACAAAAGCAATTAGCTGACAAGCTTGGCGTTACAAAATCGGCAATATGCAATTATGAGAATGGAACGTCAAGCCCTAAAGAAGATGTTCTGTTAAATATTTTTAAAGTCCTATCAGTTGATCCAAACTACCTCTATCAGGACTCGGTAAATGTTACCGAGAACTCAAAGAAAAAAGACGAAATAATCGAAAACATTCGCCTTTTTCTTGACGATCTTTCCGATGAAGACTTAACTAATCTTTATGATTATTTGGAGTTTTTAAAATGGAAAACTTCCAAAAGGAAAGAAAAATAAAAAAATAAGCACTCCACAAAACGTGAAGTGCTTATTCGCCTGCCTGTATGTAGGCGGTACCCTATTCGTCGGACTTGTTTTCAAACAGAAGTGAATAAATCATTTCTGCCAACTGGTCCTGCAGCTCCTTACGCTCAGCGTCAGTCATGCTGCTCACCCCTTTCTTTTTCATTTTTTGAAAAAATATGTTTAAATCCCCTTATGCTGGTTATAACATATTTCGGCAAAAAATGCAGTAAAATTTCCTATAATAAATTTATTTTAGGATTTTTACCAAATCAGAAAGATCACATTTGAGCACAATAACCAAACGTGCAATAACTTCAATTGTAGGGTTTGCTTTGCCGGTCAATATCTTGCTTATTTCCCCCTCACTTATCTCGGCAAGCTCTGCAAGCTGTTTTCCGCTAATGTGCTTCTCGTGCATTATCTTTTTTAATTCGATTTTATAATTTTTAGTGTTCATATATATAGAATGCACCTCCTATATATATCTAATACCATATGAATTTTGGAAAAAGAATAGCCCAACTTTTGGAGATGCATTTTTTTATAAATTTATAAAGGAGTAACAGCAAAAATGAAGAAAACTGTTATCTTAGCCATCGTAATATCAACCTTGTTGATGTTGACAAGTTGCTCAGAGTCGGTCAGTGACGTATCATCAACTTCAACAACGCCTACTGTTACGAATGAGACATCTAAGAACTATAGAGCCTTAGAAAGGTGTGTATCGATATGAATAAATGTAATATATGCCATTGTAATCTTGGTTTATTTTCAAAAAACAAGCGAATCAGAGATGGTTATATATGTGATGATTGCTTGAAACGTTCAGGCATCAACAAGCCTAAGATAGAAATAACCATAAAGGACGTGCGTAACGCTCTTTATGGAGATCTTCCAGAGCCACAGAAAAAAGCTGTGCCGAAAGCTTCTTCACATAATGACAAGGATAATGTGATTGATAAGTATTTTAGAATAAATAAGGCAGCACACCGATTTTCTTTTGGCAGTGGTGCTGATTATAGGTATAACCAGCTTGTGAGCTATGAGCTTCTTGAAGACGATGAAACTGTAACAATGGGCGGAAACGGTGTCAAGCGTGCGGTTGTCGGCGGTATACTTGCAGGAACGGCGGGTGCTATAGTTGGCGCAAGCACTGCTAAGAACAGCTCTAAGCAGCTTGCAAATATGCTGAAAATTAAAGTGGTTATAGATCCTAACACTCAGGTAAGATATGTGCATTTCGACGTGAAGGGGCTTGCCAAGGATACGGTGGCGTATCGTGCCGCATATAAAAATGCCCAGCAGGTCATGGCCATGCTGGGCGAAATTGAACAGTATAATAAACAGCAGAATGCAAATCCTGCTGATGAAAAAGTTATATCTATCCCTGAGCAGATAAAGGAATACAAAAGCCTGCTCGATTGTGGAGCCATAACGCAGGAAGAATACGATATTAAGAAAAAAGAGTTATTGAAGTCTTAAGGAGAACACTATGAGCAATGCAGTTATATATGCAAGATACTCTTCAGACAAGCAGTCTGAGGATAGCATTGAAGCCCAGCTCAGGGCGTGCAGGCAGTACGCCGCCACTAAGGGATATAATATCGTAGCAGTATATGCGGATGAGGCTATCAGTGGTAAGGGGTCAATGACGGCAAGCCGTGCGCAGTATCAAAAAATGTTGAGAGACTGCAATAAGGGTACTTTCGATACTATTCTTATTCACAAATACGATCGTGTGGCTAGATCACTGGGCGAACACGTTAATCTTGACACTCGCCTGCAGAAAATGGGCATAACACTGATAGCGGTAGGTCAGGACTTCGGCTTCGGCCCGGAGAGCAAGATAATGCGTGCGCTGATGTGGTCTATGTCAGAATACTATATAGATAACCTTGCAAATGAAACGAAAAAGGGAGAACGTGAAATAGCCCTGAAAGGTCTTCACAATGGCGGCTATCCGCCGTTTGGATATGACATTGTTGATCAGAAGTATGTTATAAACCCCTATGAAGCGGAATATGTCCGCAAGATCTTTGCGGCGGTGAAAAATCACGAGGGAACTAAGGACATTATCGCAGAAATGGCGGCAGTGGGCATTGTGGGCAAGCGTGGAAAGCCCTTGAAGTATTCTGCAGTATATGAGATACTACGAAACGAGAAATACACAGGAACATATATATACTGTGTTGACGAGGAAAAGGATAGATCCAAGCGCAGGTCTAAGCCTAATGCTATAAGAATAGAAAATGCCTTGCCGATGATAATCGACAAGGCAACATTTAACGAGGTGCAGAAGATTATGGATAGCAGAAAACAGAGTGGACCAAAGACATCATATCTATGCAGTGGGTTAGTCTACTGCTCATGCGGTGCGAAAATGCACGCACACATATCAACGAAGAAAGGACACGTATATCACTACTATCGTTGTTCAAAGAAGTGCGGTGCACCTATGATATCTATGGATATCGTTGATGACGCCGCTAAGACATATCTTCGCACCCTGCTTAACGAAGAAAATCAAAAGGCTATTGCTAATGCTATGCGAAAGTACAAGTGCGGAGAGCCTGAGAGAGCCGCTGATTTCAAAAAGATAGTTGCATCTAAAATATCGGAGAAGCAGAAGCAGTATGACACCTTGATGACCAACATGTCAAGTGGTGTCCTCCCAGCTGATGTTATCGAGGATATCGGTGCGAAGATGAACCAGCTCCGTTCTGAGATAGAGGCATTGAAGAAGACGGAAATGCCAAAGGACTACACTACGGATCAGATTTCTCTTTGGCTCAAGGCTCTGCATGACAGCCCAGACGATAAAGCTATACGCCTGCTCATTTCTCGTATAGATATAAAAAACACGACCGAAATTAACATACAAAGTACATTAACTTCGGTCGTGGGAACTATTGGTTGCGGGAGCTGGATTTGAACCAACGACCTTCGGGTTATGAGCCCGACGAGCTACCGAACTGCTCCATCCCGCGATATTTTACTGCTTTTTTACTGCTCTCTCCTGAGTGCTTATTTATTATATCACAAATGAATGTGAATGTCAATACCTTTTTTGCAATTTTTTTATTTTGACTGAAAACTCTTGACTATTGTATCCAAATCGGGTATAATATATACGATATCGGGGTGTGGCGCAGATTGGTAGCGCGCTACCTTGGGGTGGTAGAGGTCGCCTGTTCAAATCAGGTCACTCCGACCAAAAGCCCTCGGTGCGGTTGTTAAATTAATTATCTAATTGTATCTTATCGACCGCCTGACGGCGTAAATCATCATAAGAGTGCAAATAAATATTTGTGGTGTCAAGCTTTGTGTGCCCGAGCAGGTCGGCAACTGTCTTGACATCAGCTCCATTAGAAGTAAGCAGACTTGCGAAAGTGTGACGGAATTTGTGCGGCGTGAGGTGTGGCAAGCCCTCTGAGTGTGTCTTTTTCCATTCCTCATTCTTGCGAATAAACATTGTGTTATATTCCTCATGATAACGGCGAGGGCTGAGAAAATTCTTTGAACGTGGATTGCCAAAAACGAAATCACAGGTAACAGGCAGTGTAAGAAGAAGTTTATAAGCCGTTTCGTTAAGTTCAACGTAGCGGAACTTGTGATTTTTAGTATCATCGACCAATCTTGCACGCCCTTTGAGAACAACTACAGTTTGACAAACAAAGATACGGCGTGCCTTTAAATCAACGTTTTCCCAACGCAAGGCGAGTATTTCCTCACGGCGTAGACCTGTCAAGCACTCAAAGCGGAACATCTTCATTATAGTGCTATCGCCCGAAGTCAGAAAGGCGGCTTGTTCTGCCGTAAATGATAGCTGTTGCACTGTTTCAGGGCGTTTTCTGCACCGCCTTAACTCGAATGCAGATAGGTCAATAGGCGTATAACGGCAAGCGTAAGCGTAACGCATGATACGTTTAAGGACACTGCGGAGCTTTTTCACTCTGTCAATGCAGTATGTATCATCACATATCTTGATAAGGTTATTGAGATCAGAAAGACCGATTTCTGAAAGTTCCTTGCCGTTAATCGGCTTGCAATTCTGCTCAATTACATAATCGGTTTGCTCAGGGTAGCGGACAACGCCCTCTAAATAAGAGGGGCGAAAGTCCTTGTAATAAAAATCTTTAAATTTCATGGTAATAACTCCTTTTGCGTGGGTGTTATTTGGGTGTAGTCATTCCATGTATTGGCGTACATGGGTTTATAATGACTACACTCTTTTTGTTGTAATAATGCGTGTGGTAGGCTTGAAAGCCTTTTTAAATGCACTGTAGCGGTGCTGTGCGTTGTATTCTTCAAGAAACGTTCTGAGGAGCGTATCACGCTCAGCAGGACAGCACAGATACACAATCCTTTTATCCTCTCCTTTCTCCTTGCCTATCGTGCCACAGAGCCACAAATAGAACAGGTTAATTTCTTCCTTGCAAATTTCTTTTTGCTTCATGATGTACCTCCTGATTTATTTATACCATATTTTTACGGCGTTGTAAAATTGCCGTTTTCTTACATTAAATATTTTTACTTTATTTTGTTTGGCTTGTTTTGCTTTTTCGGCTTTTGAGTTGGCTTTTCTTTATCGTGTCACTTATGCCACGGCTGACGCTGTGGCGGAACGGCAAGCGACCGATTTTGCTTTGCTCAATCGTTCCATTGCCTAAATTTTTAACCTCTTACAGTCGCTTTGCTCCTTTCAGAGTTTAAAAATTTTCCTCGTGACACTAACTTTGCGATTTATTTTCAACAAATTTTGACGTTAAGCCGTCCATAAGTGTGAACAATCCCATTTGTGAAACCTCGTGACGAACGTGTGAACACTGTTCACGGATAGCGTGGCTATCACAATGCAGGTCAAAATCAACGTTGTATTTACAATAAAATGTGCCGCTATTGTTCTCGGCGGTATATTTGAAACAATACACTATATCATCAATACGCCTTGTAAGCTGTTCAAGCTTGTCTATGCCGTCATTACGTTCAGCCGCCTTTTGATAGAGTTCTGTAGGCAGGAACGGCGAGGTTATATATACTTCCGTCCATAACGTCATTTTATTGCTGTATCGTGCAGATACCTGAGAGCGGTACTTGTCAAGCAGAATGAGCAAGTAGCTGTATGAGATACGCCCACGGAACTCATCAAGAATAAGTATCGGTTCGCCTTGGTAGCCGTCAAAAGGGTGGTCATAGTCGGTCACACGATAGATATTTACATCACCATGCTTTTCACAAAGTTCAATGTATGTGTATGATTTTCCGCACCCAGTACCGCCAAACAGCCAATGTACTTTGACATCACGTTCGGGCGGTGTGTTGTCCTTACGATACAAATAAAATAACTCTTCTGTTGCAGTTTTGGACTTGATAGCCTGCGGAAACTGTCGGTAAATATCGTTTGGAGTTTGTCCGCTGTAAATAAGGTCACGGATATCAGACATTGAAATCAAATCGTTACGCTTGCCTTGACAGCCTTTAATCTCACCGACCTGCGATTTTGCTATAATCTTTTCGCCCTTTTCCTCGAACTTGCCAACCTTGTTTATATAATCCTCGACTTGCTTTTTGTTTCCTTTGGTTATCTCAATATGTACTTTAGGAAAAAGCTTTTTCAAGGCAGACAGCGGGCGGAACGTCTTCTCACTTTCAAACACACAATGCAAGTGTTCAAGACCGAGGGCAGACACGCAGAATAAAACCGCTCCTGTTCGCTTATCATCATCACCGACCCATTTATTAAGAACATCATCACATATCTGTTGTTCTGTCAATGAGTGATACTCCGTAGGCTCTTGCTTTAATATAACCGCCTTGCCGTTCTCGTCTTTGATTATCTCCCCCTCTTCATTGTGCTTGTATGTAATATCGTAGCGAGGGTTATTTATAACACAGAAAGCAGAGCGGCAATTAAACTCCGCCATATATAGAAACACCACCTTATCTTGTATCAGAAGTTGTCACAAAATTTTGTGACATGGGAAAACACGCATTTACGCTGTTTAAACTACTTTGTATCATGTATCAGAAGTCGGGGGTAATACTAACCCCGACTTTTTCCGAGGGGTTGAGAGATTCCAAAAGAAAAACCCAACAAGTGAAAGAGCTGCACATTCGTGCAGTTTTCGGCTCTTTACCTTTGTCTAAGTCGAAAGTTCGCAAGCCGAAAATCTCCAGAGCCGACGGCTCCGACAGCTACGCCGTCTGAAACGGTCGCAGACCGACCGCCCCGCAGGAGCGGGGTTTGGTTGAGAAGGACATAAGTAGGTATTGACAAAGGGGAAATTGTTCTCCCTATCAAAGTTTCGAGATTTAATCGTCATCATCTTTCCAAAAAAGAAAAAATATTAACCAATGTCAAAATCAACACGATATAAAATTAGTTTTTTCATTTTAAACACCCTTTCATATTCTAAGTTTTATGTTTCTTCAAGCATTTGCTTAAGTTCTGCAATCAGCTTTGATAAAGCTTCATATTCGCAATCAGCATGAATATTATAAGCCTTTTCGATAATAATTCTAAGCTGTTCACGCTTTGCATACTTAATTGCAAGCTCTGTTGCAGTTGGTATTGTTGGCATAATATTTTTCATTATAATCAATCCTTTCTGCGGTTTGTGGGTTATCCGCTTTCCCTTTGTCTGTATATATTATACTACGGGATACCGTAGAGATATACATATATATAGTAAACTATTTGTAAAGAAACTGTTACGGGATACCGTAGAAATAATTGTTGACATTTACTAAATTATGATGTATAATAATAGCAAGGTGGTGATTTAATGGCAGTATCAGAAGCACAAAGAAAAGCCCGTGATAAATGGGATAAGGAAAACACAGAGAAAGTGCAATTTAAAGCACCTAAAGGGTTTAACAGAATGATAGAGGACAGAGCAAAAGAACTAGGAATGTCAAAGGCAGGGTATTTGAAATATGCTGTCAGACAGGAGATAAAATCAGCAGAGGACAGCCACATTGTAATAAAGACACATACAGACGAGGGGTGAGAACATGGGTTTAATTGAAATGAGCGAAACAGCAGTTGCAACGGCTGTTGTGATAGCAATAGTTGCTATCATAATCAACATAATATTGTTTGTTGCGATAATCTGCACAGCAGGCAACACAGAAAAGACCTACAAGGAATTACAGGAAACAAACAAGCGACTTGAAATGATGAACAAGAACTTGTTAGACACTAATATGATACTGATTAATAGATTTAGTCAGGGCAATAATTACAACAAAGACAACAACTCGCAGTGAGCCTAACGGCAACCACTGCGAGTTGTTTCATTTACCAAGCATTTTTCCGCTTACGAATAGATTTCTTTTGCTTTCGGTCAAGTGGCTGTGTGTTAGGCTCTATGCCCTCACGATTGGCGAGTATTTCTTCATCACTGAGATACTCTTTAGCAAGCATATTTGTGACAAGCTGTGATGTATCGTAGAGCTGACGGCGTTTATTTGTTTGTAAGTATGTGCGGTTATACATCTGAGCAGGAGTATAAGCCTTATTTTCCGAATAGAGTTCGTATTCCTCTATATCATAGGTGTAACCTGTCTGTATACGGCAGAATGGGTGCTTGAAGTGCGTATGGCAAGCGGTCACATCTGCGGTGATATCTCTTATTTGTTTGTCAAGCAAGTTGAAACGTTGCACTGTTGCATATATCATCATACGCCGTTTACGGCATTGGCACAAATGCTGAAATAAAGGTTTAGGAACGGCACATTTACCGCCCGAGAAGTCACGGCTATTGAATATAGTACCTATTTCATCAATAAGTACAAGCGTGTTTTTAGGGGCGTTGAGGATATCTTGTGCAGTGTTCAAGGGGATTATCTCAGTATAATCGGGGAAGTTTTTGATATTGATATTTGTCAAGATATGAAGTTGCGGATATTTGCGACAGAGTTCATAAGCTTCAGCGACCATAAGCGAGGTTTTACCTGCTCCGAATTTACCGACAAATAAGTGTATGCCCCAACCATTGAATATTTGCGACCAATTAAAATATAAAGCTGTAGCCTTATCATAGGCAGTATAAGCCGCCAAGGACGGCAGACGTACAAAGTAATCGAATAGAACCATTTAATCACCTTTCAGAAAGAATATTATAAGTATTATGCACTCGACAGTGAGTGCGATATAAAGCGGTAAAAAGAACATTGCTACCTCCGAGGATTGAAAAAGCGTATCATAGCATTGTAAAGCATTTTCCAAAGCAGGAAAAGCATTAAGCAAGCGAACACAAATTCAATGCACAACACACCGAATTGTTTCCACGTTTTAATAACGTCAATAGCGGCTAAGTCACAGCCGAGGAGCTTTAGCAACTGATAACAGGCGTTTTGAACATCATATAACACATTTACCACCCCTCTTTCTCAGGCTCTTGATTGTCGCTCTGTGGCGTGTCCTGTGGCTGTTCAGCCGATTGCTTTTTTAACTCCTGTTCCTGGTATAGTGCTTCTATAAGCCGTTTACGAGGAAGCAACAAGTCTTTTTCAGATTTAAAGGCGTGCAAGTCCATAAAGAACGCAACCACGCCAAGAACTGCACTGATAGCAAGAATTACTATCAGTGACAGGACGAATAATTTTAATATTGCAACCATTTTAACAACTCCTTATGTATTGTGGAAAAGATAACGTAACAGGGCAACGGAGCAGGATATAACAAACAATCCTATAATCATTGCACCTACTGTAAAACTAAATTCACCGAAACGAATACGCAAGCACATTAAGTGTTGAATTGAAACAAAAAGCGACTTCATAAGTGAAAACCAATCCATTTTGCACCCCCTATTTCAAGACCCATTTAACAACGCATATTGCTAACATGACAACAAAGAAAGAGATGAGGATAGTTAAAAACGTTGTGGGCAAAATGCCGATACTTGCAGTTAAGAACTTGAAAAAGTCGGACGAGCCGTCAAAAACTGATTTAATGCTGTCAAGTCCGAAATCAACAGAACCGAAATTTTTATCAAGATTTTTTTGTTCCTCATACTTCTCGAAATCGTCAGGAGCAAGACCGCTTTCTCCGTTTTTATCCATATCATAATCATACATATAATCAGGAGTCAACTTCTTATCAAGGTAATCAGTAAACGGCTTGTTTGTATCCATTTCAGCACCATTCTTGAAGATTTTCGGCTTATATTCAGGATAATCTTTATAATTAAATGCCGTTGACGTTACACAATAGTAATCAGGCATTACAACGTCTGTTCCCTCGCCTGTTTCGGGGTCAGCATTTACTGTTACAATCTGCTTTGTATTCAAAGAACCTTGATTGCACAAATAACCTTGATTGTCAAGGTCAAAGTAATCAGGAGTAGGAACTGAAAGAGAGGTCAAGCGACCATATACCACGATATAAAGCTTTGTATCGGCTGTGAACTGTGAACTATCAAGATTTTCAAGATTGATAGTAACATTCTTGACAGAGCCACCCTTACCAATAATGTAACCTGCATTTATGCCCTCTGCCTTTATCCATTCTGCAGGCTCTTTATTGTCGTCCGTAACATCATCAACAACGCCGCTTGTAGTATACATATATTTGCCATAGTCCAAAGAAGTATAAACAGCGTTTTTAACGCTTTCTTCATAAGACGACTTTTCAGGCGGGGAAGTAGTAATATAACATACAAATTCATATGTATAATCTTTAAGTTCATCATAGCTGTCACGGAGTTTTAAAAATTCGTCCGTTAGTGTGACACGGACGTTAAGACCATTGCTTTCAATTTCCTGTCCGTCATTACTTGCACCCGGAGCGACAAGAGTTCCCTTGCGGCTCATGCCCTCAGAGAGAGCAGGGGAATAATCGACAGTAAAGGGAACTGGTGGGGCGGAAGGCTCTAATTTATTATCAAAATTATCCCAATCATACAATTTTGAATGTATATAAACCTTTGCCGAAGAAATATCAAAGCCGTCTACGCCAAAATGGTAAAGAATACCCGAATATTTGTAGTCAGGTGTGGGAGAATTATCAAAGCGAAAGGATGAATAAAAAGATTTATAATTATTACCATTTGCATAAAAATACATAGAAACACGAGAAATATCAAAATCAGAATGAGACAAATAACGAAACTGATTATCAGTAAAATAATAACACATCAACGCATCATCAGGTAGCCAAATCATAGAAGTATTAACATCGCCTGAAGAGTTTTTTGTATAAATCAAAGCATAATTTTGAGGGAGAGTGTCAAAATGTTCAGAATAATAAGAAATAACATCAGAAGAATGAGGAATATCAGAAGTACTATTAACGACAGACCATTTAACTTTTGAAAAATCATTTTTTTCAACAGTATCAACAGCAAACGCAGGAACGGCACAACATATCATTAACACCATAGCGGAGAGGATTGACACGAACCGCCGAAGTTTTATTTTCATATTTTTTTCTCCTTTCTAAAATAAAAAATGCGGAGCGGATTAACCGCCCCGCACAAGCGAGATATACGGCTTACTTATGTGTAAGCTTTCTGATAACGCCAATTGCAACGCCGAGGAGCGATGCACCTACAAAAACCATAACAAGCGGATTGCTTGTCATAAGTGTCCAAACCTGTGACACAAGATCAGTAATAGTTGTTACTCCCGAAGTAATGGAAGCTGTTTCACCTGTAAGAACAGTAATAGGCATAATTTAATCTCCTTTCTTAATCGATTATGTCTATACTTTCAACAAAAAGCTTTTCAGCACCGCCGAAAGTACGAACGCCATAATTAATATTTACATGGCTATCAATGATAGCCGCAGAGTTAGGAAAAGTTTCCTGCAAGACCTTTGTTGAAACTTTAGCGATATGTATTTCATATCCTATCACTTTCTCGTCCTTACTTTCCTTTAGGCAAAAAAGCGTGTAGTTTTCCCACTCCTTGCCAGTTTCCTTAACAACTCCACTGTTTTTCTTAAAACCTTTGACAATATACATCTTGTCATACCTCCAAATCAATTAATATTTTTTTGTAGTTCTCTTGACTACAGTTATATTATATAACATTAAGCAAATGGCGTAAATGCTTGTAATATTTCGTGTCAATGTATAAATTGTTAAAATAACGCACTAACAAGCTGAACTTTTTGTAATATTTCTATGCACAATAAAACCGCCGATATTTAAACAAAATACGGCGGTTTATATCCTAAAATTTTCTATTTGTGTTTGGGGTGGTAGAGGTCGCCTGTTCAAATCAGGTCACTCCGACCAATATGTAAAAACGGCTTTCCTCTATTGTGGAGAGCCGTTTTTTAGTTGTCAAAATATTCTAACACAAAAAAGCTCCGACGGCAAATCGGAGCTTTTGGTTTTATA